AGTGGAACGATCCCGCCGCCCCCGCCTGAAATGCGCGAGGAGGGGGCACAGGTCAAACTCGTCTATGACAATCCGCTCACCCGGGCAGCCAAGGCCGAAGAGGCGCTTGGCTTTGGCCGGTTCATCGAAATGCTCACGCCCGCGGCCTCGATCGCCGGGCCCGAGGTTTACGATGTCGTCAATTGGCAGCGCGCCCCGCGCGAGCTCGCAAAATCGCTCGCCGTGCGCCAGGCGTATCTGTCGACCCCCGACGAAGTCACCGCAAAGGGTGAAGCGCGCGCACAGCAGCAGCAGGTCGACAACACGCTGAAGCAGCTCGCGCTCGGCGCCGGCGCGGTCAAGGATCTGTCGGCCGCGCGCGGCGAGGAGACGGCGCTTGGCATTTGACCAGTCGGCGCCCGACGTCCTCGAGCTGTTGCAGAAGGCGGTGAACGCGCGTCGCGCTATGCATTATCAGCGCGTGTTCCTCGACGACGACGGCACGCCCAGCCTGTCGGCGCGCAAGGTGCTCGCCGATCTCCGAAAATTTTGTCGCGTCGATCGGTCGACGTTCGAAGTGGATCCGCGCGCGCATGCGCTGCTCGAGGGGCGGCGCGAGGTCGCCCTGCGGATCCTGACCATGTTGGGTATCCGGGGCGAAGACATCGCCCCATTTGTGGAGGTGAGCGATGAGTGATGGAACCGGGGCGGCTGCGGCCGCCGGGAGCGAAGGTGAAGGCGCAGCGGCGGCCGCTGCTGCAGCTGCAGCGGGCGGTGCTGCGGGTTTGCTCGGCGGCCAGGGCGGCGGCGATGACGCAGCCGCTGCGGCGGCCGCGGCTGCAGCTGCAGGGGGCGCTGGCGACGCGCCGCCCGAGTGGATCGGGATTTTCAATGACAAGCCCGCGGGCGAAGGTCAGACCGCGAGCCGCGACTGGGTCAAGTCGAAGGGCTTCAAGGATCCCGACGCGATGGTGTCGTCCTATCGCGAGCTCGAAAACCAGCTGCGCAACGGCGAGAAAATCGTGCTGCCGAAGGAAGGTGATAGCCCGGAAGCCGTCGAGGCGTTCCACAAGGCGATCGGCCGTCCCGAAGCGCCCGACAAATATGACCTGAAACTCGGCGAGGGCGAGGAGGTCAACGAGGATCTGGCGAAGGTCATGCGCGAGGCCGCGTTCAAGGCCGGCGTTCCTGCCAGCATGTTCGCGGCGATGGCCGACCCGTTCAACGCCTATATGCGCAGCGTCATGGAGCAGCACGAGGCGGGCCAGGTGCAGCAGCGCGACGCCGGCGTCGCCGAATATAAGGCCGAGGTCGGCGACAAGTTCAACACCCATATCGCCGCCGGCAATAAAGCGATGCGCCTGCTTGAGATGACGGGCGAGGATATCGCCGGCATCGAGGCCGGGCTCGGCACCAAGAAGACGCTCGCGCTGTTCGCGAAGCTCGGCATGGGCATGGGCGAGGACATCTTGCTCGATGCGGGCGGGCGGCCGAAATTCAGCCTCTCGAAAGAGGAAGCCCAGGCGAAGCTCGACATGCTCGGTAAAACCGATGGTTACCTCGAGAAACTGAAATCCGATCCCAAGCTGAAGGCCGAGCGCGATCATCTGCTTTCGATCGTCGCGGCCGCCGAGACGCGCGAGCGCGAGGCCCAAGGTTAGCGATCATTTGGAGCGGGGGCGGCATGCCGAGTTATGCCGCCCCTGTTCGCCAAGCCAGCGTGCATCCGCATCGCCAGGCCCGGACTAAGGGGCACGAGAAAGGGCCCCGTCCAAGCGGGACGTCACCCGCCAGAGAGGCCCGGCCATAGCGCCGCCAAGCCCTTCGCAAATTCCAGAAATTTGAGGAGGCCACCATGTCCCAGTTCGTTACGCAGATGCACCGCACCAAGTACCGCGACAGCGTTAAGCTGGCGCTGCAGCAGAAGGATAGCCGGCTGCTGAAGACGGTTACCGTCGTTCCCGGGTCGGGCGAGCTTATGAAGCTCGACGATCTGATCGGCGAGGCCGATTACTACAAGAAACAGTCCCGCCACGCCGACACCCAGTATGTCGACACGCCGCACGATGGCCGCTGGATCGCTATGCCCGATCCGATCGTCTATGCCGACCTGGTCGACAAGGAAGACAAGCTGGCGTCGGGCATCGACATCGAGGGCGCCTATGTGCGCGCCGGCTCGGCGGCGATCGGCCGCGGCACCGATGCCGAAATCATCACCGGCATTTTCAGCACGGCACAGACCGGGCTGAAGGGCACGATCCTGACACCGTTCGACGGCAACAATGTCGTTCCGGTGAATGAGGGCGGCGGCGGCAACGTCGGCCTGACGATCAAAAAGCTCAACGCCGCGAACGAAATCCTCCGTGCCAACGACGTCGATCTCGACGAAGAGGAGCTGTGGATGCCGATCACGGCGAAGCAGAACAGCGACCTTCTCGGCCAGATCGAGACGGTCAACAAGGATTACGGCGCCACCGGTGCCGAAATCACCAACGGCATGGTCCGCAAGCTGTTCGGCTTCAACTTCGCCCATATCGAGCTCAGCAACCCGCGGCTGAAGGAAGCCGCCGCGCTGTCGCTGACTGGCGGCGGTTACCGCAAGGTGCCGTTCTATCCCAAGAGCGGCATCTACGGCGTGATGTGGGAAGAGCTCTTCTCGAGCATCGACCAGCTGCCGACGAAGCACTTCTCCGCCCAGGTCTATGCCCGCCGTCAGGTGGCAGCGACCCGCAGCGAAGAGGGCAAGGTCGGCTACATCGAGTGTCTCGAGGCTTAGGCCTGGGTCGCACCGGGCGGGGCGCCGCTTAGCGGCGTCCCCCAAGGGTCAACTTTAAAAAGGACAGCAGCATCATGGCTAACACCTTCTCTCGCGAAACCGCGCAGTCGCTCGGCACCGGCAACTATTCGAAGTCGGATGGCCGCCATCACCAGGCGAAGCTCAAGCGCGTTCGTGCCACGATCGACTATGACGGCCAGGCGGCCGCCGATACCATCACGTTGGGCAAGCTGCCCCCGGGTGCGACGTTCGCCTATGGCGTCATTACCGCGACAGCGACCTTTGGCGCGGCGGCGACGCTCGCGATCGGCATCGTTGGGGATGCGACGGCGTTCCGCGCCGCCGCCATTTTCACGGCCGCTGATACCCCCACGCTGTTCGGCATTGCCGCAGACATCGCGGCGGCCCCGTTCAGCGAGGAAAAGACGCTGATCGCGACCGTTGGCGCCGCAGCAGCTCCGAACAGCGCCGATTACCTGGTTGTCGACATCTTCTATTCCGACGCCGTCTGACCTTGCCAGGCGCGTCCGGGGCGGCTGATACACCTCCAGCCGCCCCGGTTTGCCTTTTCGAGGTGAGGCGGGGGTGACATGGATCGCGTCGAGATTTCCAACCTGGCATTGTCGAAGCTGGGCGAGGACGATCAGCTGATCGATCCCGACGACGACACCAAGCCCGCGCGATCGATCAAGGCGGTCTGGAATAGCGTCCGCGACGCGGTGCTTCGCCGCCACCTCTGGAATTTCGCGATGAAGCGCGCCTTGCTCTCGCGCCTGGTCGCGGCGCCAGCCTTCGGCTTTGCGCATCAATATCAGCTCCCCGACGATTTCATCCGCCTCGATATCGACGAGCTCGATACGAACGTGCTGCGCAAATGGTCGCTCGAGGGCAGCCGGCGATTGCTCTGTGACGCGACCGGGCCGATCGAGGTCCGCTATGTTGCGCGCATCGCCGAGACTGGCGATTGGGACGCGCTTTTCGTTGAGGCATTCGCTTGTCGCCTGGCCTTCCAGGTCTGCGACCGGCTGACCGGCGATCGCGGCCGCAAACAGGATTGCTGGTCGTCTTATGTGTCGGCGATCCGCGAAGCCACTGGCGTCGACGGCCGCGAAAATCCCCCGGTCGACATGATGGATAGCAGCTGGGTCACCGCGCGCCACGAGGGAGGGCCGTCCTACCCGGGCAGCTACCCCGGCTGATGGGGACCACCGCGTATCGGCTGCAGGACAGCTTCAACGGCGGCGAAGTGTCGCGCCGGCTTCAGTCGCGGCCGAGCCTGTCGATCTACAACATCGCCGGCGCCGAGATCCGCAACATGGCCGCCTCGGTCGAGGGAGCGATCGTCAAGCGCCCGGGCACATGGTTTCGCGCCGCGGCGCTCGCATCGTCGGCATGGCTTTCGCCTTACACCTTCAGCGCGACGCAATCCTATGTTCTCGTGTGGAGCGAGGGCAAGATCCGCTTCGTCACGAACAATGCGCTCCTCGAGGTCGGCGGCAATCCGGTTGAGGTCGTGGTGCCCTATACCGCCGCGCATGCGCCGACGATCTGGCGCTGGAAAAGCTTCGACGTCCAGTATCTCGCGCACGGCAGCTATCCGTTTGCATCGCTTCGCCGCACCGCGGCCGACGCCTTCAGCTATCAGGCGGAGCAGCTGAAGGGCGGGCCGTTCGGCGACATCAACGACGACGATACGAAAACGGTCACCGTGTCGGGGGTGCTGACGGTCGGCGGCGCGGTGACGATCGACGCCAACACCAATCGCTTCAATGCCAATATGGTCGGCGGGCATATGCTCGTCGAGGCCGCGGACTTTGCTGATGTCATGGCTTGGCAGACCGGGCTCGATAACATCGGCATCGGCAATCTTCGTCGCAGCGAGGGTCGCGTGTATGAGGCTTTGACGGCGGGCCGAACTGGGACCGAGGCACCCTTCCACCTTCGCGGTGACCAGTGGGACGGCGACAATGTCGGCACCGACATCAACGGCAAGGGCCCCTATGGCGTCAAATGGCGCTATCGCCATGATCGCTATGGTGTCGTTCGCATCACGGGATACACCGACGCGAACACATTGACCGGCATTGTCGAGCGCGCGATCCCGCTGTCCCTGGCCGCGACGGCGACGCGCCGTTGGGCACACAGCCTGTTCTCGGCCGACGCGGGCTATCCGCAGCTCTGCTGTCTCTGGCGCGGCCGCATGTGGCTGTTTCGCGACAATGAGCTCGCCGGCAGCGTGTCCGCCGGATATCGCGATTTCAGCGAGTTCGACGAAAGCGGCGCCGCCTCGCCCGACCAGGCAATCCGGCTGCGCATGGATATTCCCGATCGCGCGCTATGGGTGCGGCCCGATCGCCAGGCGATGATCATCGGCACGGCAAGCGGAGAATATGCGATCGGCCCGATCAATCCGAGCGAGCGGATCTCGGCCGACAATCTGCAGATCGTGCCGCAAAGCGGACACGGATCCAAACAGGTCGAGCCGCTGGCGACGGCGGCCGAGCTGATCTTCGCGCAGCGGGGCGGTCGCAAGCTTCGCGCAGCGACCTATGATTTCGGCCAGGATCGCTACCTCGCCGACAATATGACGCTTTGGGCGCGCCAGATCACACGCGGCGGGATCCGCCAGCTTTGCTATCAGGCTGAGCCCGAGGAGCTGCTGTGGATGCTGAAGAACGATGGCACCGCCGCGTCACATCCCTACAATCCCGCGCAGGACACGAAAGGCTGGTGCCCGACGCTCGAGCTCGAGGACGCCGCAATCCTTAGCCAGGTATCGACCCCCTCGCCCGATGGCGAGCGCGACGACGTGTGGATCCTTGTCGAGCGCGACGGAGAGAAGTCGATCGAGCAGCTGGCCGATTGGTGGGACGAAGATGCGGGGCTTGGCGCGCAAGACGGCTGCCACCTCGATAGCGCGCTCGCTTATGACGGTGCGCCGGCGACGGTGTTTGGCGGCCTCGAGCATTTGGCAGGAAAAGAGGTCGGCGTGCTCGCGGACGGCGCCGAGCTGCCGGTGATGACTGTCGAGGGCGATGGCACCCTGACGCTGCCCCAGGCGCGCAGCCGCGTGCTGATCGGTCGCCTCTATACGGCGCGCTACATCACTTTGCGTCCCGACGTGCCGATGCGCGATGGCACGTCGATCGGTCGCCTCAAGCGAGTGATCGGTGTGGTTGCGAGCCTGCTCGACAGCTTCGGCGTTCGTGCGGGCGATCGCGGCGGCAAACTCGATCGCCTGGTCAATCGAGCCGCCGCAGATCCGATGGATAGCGGCCCGTCGCTTTTCTCCGACTGGACCGAGGCGAAGTCGATCGGCGGCGGATATTCTCGCCGCGGGCAGGTGACTTTCGAGGATCGGTCGCCCTTCCCCTGGGTGATGCCGGCGCTGGTCAAAAAAATCGATGTGGGTGACAAATGAAGATCGAGATCCGCCAGCTGCTGCCGCTCGACGTGCTTGCGCTCGACCAGCAACCGAATGTCGAGGGCCAGTTCGGCATATACGAACCGGTCAAGAATATCCGCCACGGGATCGAGCTGCAGGCGATGGGCCCCGCTTGGTCGGCGATCGCAGACGATGGCGAGGTGCTGTGCTGTGCTGGGTTCGGTCAGATCTTCCCCGATGTGCAGGCGACCGCTTGGGCAATCTTTTCGCGCAAGTTCGCAGAGAGCGTTCGGGCGCAGGTGGCTGTTATCCAGTTCATGCGCGTGCAGATCGCCGCGGGACCATGGCAGCGTATCGAGGCGCTATGCCGTGACTGCTATCCCGCCGAGGGCCGTTGGCTCGAGCGGGTCGGGTTCGAACGTCGGGTGCTACTCCGCAAATGGGGGCCGCATTCAGAGGATTACTGGCTTTTCGAGAGGGTGAGCTGATGGCGCAAGCCGCAATTCCATTGATGGTCGCGGGGTCGCTGGTGAAGACGGTCGGCGGTTACCAGGCCGCGCAGCACAACGCCGGCGTCGTCAAGGCGCAGACGGCCGAGGAGCGCAGCCTGGGCGTCGCCGAGGTCGAGCGGATCCGCTCGAGCGCACGTGCGGCGATGGGGCGCCAGATCATGGGCATCGCTGAAAGTGGTTTCCAGCCCGGCACCGGTTCGGCGCGCACCGCGATCGAGGAGAGCCTGATCAATCGCGAGCTCGATGTGATGATGTCCCGCCGCACGAGCGAAGGCCGCGCGGGCGGTCTCGATATGCAGGCGAAACAGATCAAGCGCACGGCGGCGCTGGGGGTGGTATCGGGGCTGATCGGCGCAGCCGGGCAGATCGCGGGGTATATGGGCAATTACGCCGGAGCGAAGAACGTCGACAACTATCCGGTCACCGCGAAATCAGGGAAAATCTGATATGGCATCGCAACCCCTTTTTGGCGGTTATACGCCGCAGGTCGCTCCCGACCGGATCGCGACGGCGCTGCCGACCGCTGCACCGGAAGATTATGGTGCGGGCATCGGCGAAGCCCTGTCCGGTGCAGGAAATGTCGCGGGCGACATGGCGATCCGGCAGACCAAGCTCGAAACCGAGCGCGAGTATGACCGGCAGGCGATGGCCGCGATGGTCGATTGGGCGAAGACGCAGGAGTTAATTAGTCTCGCCGACAATGAAGCCCGCGCGGCGCCGTCTGCACCAGGTGCGGCGGGGCACGCAAAGGCTATGAGTGAGCGGGCGGAAAAAGCTGCGACCGACTTTCTCGGCACAATTGCGCATCCGGGCCTTCGTGGCAAATATCGCGGGCAGGTCGAGGAGTGGCTTGCGGGGCAAGCCGTTTCCGCTGACGCTTTTGAGCGAGGTCAGACGGCCAAATTGCAGGTGACGCAGGGCGACACGGCGTCGGATATATTGGCGAACAAGGCGGCAGGGGAGCCCTTCGAGAAATATATGGGCACGCTTCAGGGGTGGCTAAAGGCCCCTCCACCGACCGGCGTTCCGCAGGACGCATGGGCGGTGCTGGTGCGGGAAGGGTCGCAGAAAATACTCATAAGCGGCCTGCGCGGCGAGGAGCCGGAGAGGCGCAAGGCGGTGTTAGACAGTCATGTGCTCGACGAATGGTTGACGCCCGAACAGGTGAATGCGCTAGGCAATGAAGCGGACAGTGATATTCGTCGAAAACAGAATGAAGCCGAAGCGGCCGCGCGCGTCGCGAAGGCTGAAGACGTCGAATATGTCGACGATGTGCTCGATCGCATCAATCGTGGCTATCCGGTTGCTGATGAGGAATATGCGGAGGCCAAAACGCGCACGACGCGGAGTGGCCTCGATAAGCGAGGCCGCGATCTCGACGATGCGTTCGTCGGCAAACAGGTTAACAAGGAATGGCAGAATGCGACGCCGGCGCAAATGGATGCGCGGATCAAGGTTATCGATGCGGATCTCGCGAAGGCGGGCGACAAGGGTAGCCCGACCTTGGTTGCTGAGCGCGCGGCGCTCGATAAGCTGCTGACCGAACGGAAAAAGCAGGTCGCCAACGATCCGCTCGCAGTCGGCGCGGCCATGGGTATCCGCGTCGAGCCGATCGACTGGGCTAATCCGGCTTCGGTCGCGGCTCGGCGAAAGGCAGCCGATGCTACCGCGCGCGCGATGGGTGTCCCTGCGAAGTACTTTACCGATGAGGAAGCCGCGGAGCTCGGCGCCAATGCAACGACGCCTGCTGGGCAATTGGCGATCGCCCGGCAAATTCGCCAGCTCGGACCTCGCGCGGCGACAGCCGCGGCACAGCAAGTTCTGCCCGGGGATAGTCTCTTCGCCTATTCTATGGGTCTGCGCCCCGAGCTGCAAGCGAGCGTCTATCGCGGCGTCGGGCTTCGGAAAGAGTTCCCTGTCGCCGAGGATAAGGCGCAGCAGATCTGGCGGGAGACGACGGGCAATGCCTTGGCATCGATGCCGGCGGCTTCGCGCGAGGCCGCCTATCTGACGGCGAAAGAGTTGTATCGCCAGGCGGCGTCGAGCAAGGGCAAGGATGAATTTGACCCGGTCCTCTATCGTGGCGCCGTGCGCGAGGCACTGGGTGGCAACCCGAGCAATCGCACCGGCGGCGTCGGTGAATGGAACGGAGCCAAGATCCTGCTGCCGTCGGACATGTCGCAGCAGCAGTTCGATGCGCGCCTAAGTGGTTGGAAGCCGACGCGGGCCTATCGCGCCGACAAGAGCAAGATTAGCGGCACCGAGCTGCGCGCGCGCTTCACGCCAGTCCTGCAGCCCAATGGTCGTTATCAGTTCCGCAGCGCGCGTGGCGAGTATGCTGTCGTCGAGGATGGCCTTACGCCGCTCGAGGTCGATGTGTCGAAGCTGGCGCGGCCACGGGTGCAGCCGAAGGCGCAGCCGGTGAAGCCGCAGGGTGCGTTCTATGGCGCGGCTCCGGGGACGATGCGATATGAAGACGCGGTGGTGCCTAAAGGCCCGCGGCCGCGCGCGTCAGGGGTCTGACAATGGCTAGCAGTCCGTTCGCCGGATATGAGGGATATGAGGCGCCGACATATAAGCGCCCCGATAGCGGCGCGCCGTCGACGCTTTCGGAAACCTATCGCGCCGCGCGCGACCTGCAGGACGCCGACAACACCGATTATCAAGATCGGCTGTATGACGAAGCGTTCGGCAGCACGCTCGAGGCGGTTAACGCGGTGCGCCGGCAGGAAGGCTTGCCGCTGTTCCTTCCGCCCTCCTATGGCAAGATCAGCCGCAACCAGACGGTAGGATCGGCCGCGCCGATGAACGCCTATGCGGCCATGGGCCTGTTCGACGATGGCAGCCGCGACCAGGTCGGCGATGCGCTGGTCGCCGAAGTCGCCCGGATCCGGCAGGGCCGCCCGGGTTTCATGTCAGACCTGCCCGGATCGCGCGAGCAGATCCTCGCACCCTATCTCGCCCGCGACCAGGCAAAGCGCGGCCGCGCGCGCGGCGTGCTCGATCGAAGCGAAGGGATCGGCGGCACCGCGGCCAATCTTGCCGGCGGTGTGACGAAGGCCATGGAGGATCCGTGGAACATCATCACGCTGCCGGTCGGCGGGGGCGGCAAGACGATCCTCGGCATCGCGGCGCGATCTGCGCTCGCCAACGGCCTGGTCGAAGTGCTGTCACAGCCCGTGGTGGCCGACAATCGCGAATTGCTTGGCGAAGAGCTGACGCTCGGGGAGTCGGTGGCCCGCGCTGGTTTCGCCGTTACGGGCGGGTTTGTCCTGGGCGGGCTGATCGCATCCGCCGGCAAATATGGCGGCCGCGCGTTCGATGCTCTTACCCCGATCGAAAAGAAACTGGCGCGCGCGCTCGAGGCGGCTGAGATCAAGGCACCGACCCAGCTTGAGCGCCAGGTGATTAGCGATATCCTTGGCACGCTCGATGACGGCGAGCTCGTTGCGCTTTCGCGCCAGATGGGTGCACAGGGCGACCCGAACGTTGCGGCCGCGACGACGGCGATCGAGCGCCAGTCGGAGATCGATGCCGGTAACCCCTATATCGCCGGATCGGGTGACACCTACGCCGATCGGCTGTCGCTCGCGCTCGAGGACGTTCTGCGATCGACCGAGATCCCCGACTATGCCGCCGCCGCATCGCGCGCGATCGGCGAGCCGGTTCGCACCGTCGATAGCGTCGGCGGCAGTTCGTCGGGGCTTTCCGGTCCCGGTGGGCCGGTCGATCCCGAGGCGCTCAAGGCAGCTATTCGCGGGCCGGAGAGCGGGGGTGATGATGGTGCCGTAAATCGTATGGGATCGACGGCGAGTGGCCGTTACCAGTTCGTCGAGGGCACCTTCAAAGGCTATTACCGCAAGGTCTATGGTGGCGGCGCGGCCGCCGCTGACGCGGCATGGAAAAATCAGCGCTTCGACGTCGCCGTGCAGGAGCGGCTGATGGATGCGCTGATCGCCGACAATGCCGCTGCGCTTGGCCGCATGGGCGTCCAAACGACGACGGGCAATATGTACGTCATGCACGTGCTCGGCAGCGGCGACGGTCCCAAGTTGCTGCGCGCCCGCCCGGACACGCCGGTTTCCGAGATTTTGTCGGCCGATGTGATCCGGGGCAACCCGACCTATTTTGGCGGTAACAAGTCGGCGAGCGAGGCGATCGCCGCCATGCACCGCGTTGTCGGCGGCCGATCGGGCAGCGTGCCGGCGGGGCGTGGCGGCATGGGTGCTGACGCCGATGGGATCGGCGACGCCGCGTTGTTGCGCGATGAGGCGATGCGGCTGCGGCAGGAAGCGATGAACATGCCCGATGGCGACGGCCAGCTCGGCATGATCTTTTCGCGCAGGTTTGACCCCGCGGAGATTGGTGTCGACGCGGCCGCAATGCAGTTCAAGCGCGGCGCCGATGGCGCCGGCGTCACCGACGCTCTGCGCGGCGTCGATCGTTGGGACGCCGAAAAGGCGGGGCGGGTTACGCTGTGGGAGGATGACAAGGGCCGCCTGATCGTGGCGGATGGTCACCAGCGCGTTGCGCTCGCGAAGCGGACGGGTGGCGCCTCGATCGACGCGACGGTGCTGCGCTCGGCCGATGGCTGGGATGCTGAAAGCGTTCGCGTGTGGACCGCGCTGAAGAATGTCGTTGAGGGCTCGGCCGACGTCGCCGACGCAGCGCGCTTCATGCGCGGCCTTTCGCCGAAAGAGATTGCCGATTTTCTGCCGCCGCAGTCGGCGATCGCGCGTGATGCCGATGGGCTGATCCGCTTGGGCGACGATGCTTTCGAGGTCGCGACCGAATTGGTTGATCCGGGACAGGCGTCGATCGTCGGGCGCCTTGCGGCCGATCCGGGCGAGCAGCGGGCATTGATCGATCTGCTGATCGAGCTGCAGCCCGCGACGCGCGGCGAGGCCGAGAAGGTTATTAAGCGCGCGATCAAGGGCGGCTTTGCCGAAGATGGGAGTATCAAGAATGTCGCAGCAATCCGAACCGAAATGGCGAAATCGCGCGCTGACGCTGTCGATGGTGGCGATGCTGGTCGACGGGGACGCCCGAGCGAAAGTGTCGAAACGCTCGGCGGCGGGCGCGCAGTCGAAGGCTATTCGCGCGAGCCGGATGGACTAGATGGCGCTTGGCCGCCCCGGGCGGAGATTGGTGATCGAGGGTTTGCTCCGTTAGATCCCGAGGTTGGCCGCATGTTCGACACCGCTGCCAGTGAGGGGCAAAAGCTGCAGGGCGATAGCCTGGCGCATGATGCGCGAGCTCAGTTGCGCGACGCGGCCGACGAAGCCGAGCAGCCGAGCTTCCTCGTCGATTTAGGCGACGGCGTGCCGGTCGAGCGCACGATCGCGGAACTGCTCGATGAATTCGATGCGGATGACGCGGCGCTCAAGGCTGCGGCGGCGTGCCTCTAATGGGGCGTGCTGCGACCGCGTTGCGTATGGCGGCGTTCTCCGCGTCCATTACGAAATTCGCAGCGTCATCTGGTTTAGCAATCGTCTCGAACACCTTGTTACGAAACAGAGCGACTTCCGCTCGGCAGCCCGTCAGCATAGAGCGATACGAAAGATCGATCGCGTCGCTGAGGGGTGTGTCGTCGGCTAGCGCCAGCACGTGCTGCGCCACGCAGTCGTTCATTGCCGCCTGAGATTTCGCGCGCTCGGCGATCTTTTCAATCGGCGCAATCTGCAGAAACAGCATAATGATGGCGCCGTTCATAGTATCGTCTCCACCCAATTCCCTAGCAACATGGCTAGGGTGTGTCCGATGGTTTGGCCGGCAATATGAATGGCCGCAATTTGGACGGCGGCACTCTTTGACCGGCAAGCCCACCAATCGCCGATCTGCTGTCGACGGGGCCTGTCGCCATACAGATAAATGCAGCCCATTATCAGGGCGACCACGAGCCCCCATGGAAGGGCTGGCCAGAAAAACCCCGCAGCAAAGAACGCGATTAGCGTCACAATCCCCTCCTCCTTGTAAAATCCTTGCTTACATGGCATATGCTGCGGCGACCGGCAAATTCCGGTCGAGGGATTAGCCTCCCTGCAACTACAGGCGCAGCCCGCGCCACACGCCCCGTGTGGGCGCGGTTTTTTATGGTCGGGCGCGTTGCGGGCACCGTGAGGTGCGCCGCTTCCTGTAGGCGGTAAGGCTAATCGTGGCGCGTCCGGCCACCAAGGGGGTGCACAATATGCACCCCCTTTAAGGGGTTAGCCTCCCGGGTCGGACGAACTTACAGGAGTTCGACCATTGAATGAATTGATACCCTTCGATTTCGAGGAAAAGGCAGTCCGAGTTCATGTAATTGCGGGCGAGCCGTGGTGGGTCGCTGCCGATCTGGCGCGCGCGCTCGGTTACAGTCGGCAGCAGGAGATGGCCCGCCTCTTGGACGACGACGAAAAGGGTACTCATATTGTGAGTACCCCGGGCGGCGATCAGGAGATGAAGGTCATCTCGGAAAGCGGCATGTGGAATGCTAGCTTCAAGAGCACGAAGCCCGAAGCGGTCCGCTGGCGGAAGTTTGCAACCAGTGTAATCTTCCCGACGCTGCGCAAGACGGGGCATTTTTCCATGCCCGGCCATGAGCCTCCGCCGACCATGCCGAACGAAACGCAGGCGGTCGAGTTGCAGGCGCGCGTTTCGGTCGTTCGCACTGCGCTACGCCTCTTCGGTACGCGCGGCGCCCGCGACATATGGGTGCAGATCGGTCTGCCGGTTCCGATCGCGCATTCGCGGGCGGTTGCAGAGGATGACCCGCTCGCGAAAGAAGTGCGGGAATGGCTGTCGGGTCGCAACGAAGTCAGCTGCGAAGAGGTTTGTGTCGGCCTCAATATAGTTCACGATCACAGCATAGGGCGCCGGATCGGCGCCCTTCTTCGTATGTTCGGGTGGCGCCAGACGCATGTCGCGCGCGACGGCCATCGCACGTTCCGCATGTTCAGCGCGCCGGGGACGCCGCGTTGGGACGAAATGGGAGGCGACCATGTTTGACGATCTCGACGACGAAGAACGGGTCAACCTTGCGTGCGGCGCGCTCGATGCGGTGGAAAAGTTGGCGGTCGGTGCGGACCCTGACTGGACCATGAAGGTGTCCGAACTCGCTCCGCTGCTCATGGTGCTCAACCGCGTCTGCTGCTCGGCGATGCCGAAGATCGGCAATAATCATCCGGTCCCGCGCGCGCACAACGACTAGGCGATCATTTGGAGCAGGGCGGGCGATGCGCCGTAGATCGGCGCCATGTCGCTCACTGCCTGCATCCCCGATCTGCTCGCCAACGGCGACATCAACCAGCGCCAAGCTGATGAGATGATGTCGTTGTTCGGTTCCTTGTCGTCCACATATCGCAAGACGATGGGTGATGACGCAGCCGATGCGCTCGCGAGCGCCCGCGCGATCGATCAGCTCACGACGACGAAGCTGCAGCGCAAGCGCCAGGCGTTGCTGCAGGTGCAGGGGCAGCGCACCGCCTGGCTGGACATGCAGGCGTTCGGCCGCGGGGCCGGCGGCGTGCGCGCGATCGACGACGCTGCGCCCGATCGACTGGCGAAAGCGGCCGAGGCCCTGCTCGTACGCAGCGAATATGCGCCGTATCGCAACGTCGAATATCTATGGAAATCGGTGCGCGGGCAGGCGCATGCGACGATGACCGGCGTGCTGCAGAAGCATAGCCGCGACCTGCTCGGCCGCGTGCGCAACAAGGCCGAGCTCGACGACATGGTGCGCGAACTGTTCGTCCCGGGTTCGACCGGCAACCTGTCGGCGCGCGAGCTCGCCGACGCCTGGCGCGAAGCGAGCGAGGCATTGCGTCAGCGATACAACGCTGCTGGCGGCCACATCGGCAAGCTCGAGGATTGGGGGATGCCGCAAAGCTGGGATCCCGACGCGGTCGCGTCGATCGGTTTCGAGACGTGGCGCGGTGACATGCTCGCCTCGCTCGATCGTGCGAAGATGATCGATGGCGCCACCGGGGCACCGTTTACCGACGAGGGGCTCGATGCCGCGCTGCGCGACGTGTTCGACACGATATCGACCGATGGCTGGGCGCACCGCGACCCCGGCGGGCAGGCCGGCGTCGGCAGTCTGGCGAACCGCCGCACCGATCATCGTTTCCTGTCGTTCACCGATGCCGATGCGTGGATGGCGATGCAGGCGAAATACGGTGGCGGCGCCAGCCCCTTCGACACGATGATGGCGCATATCGATGCCATGTCGCGCGACATTGCCTTGATGGAGCGGCTTGGCCCGAACCCCGCGCAGGCGCTGAAATGGCTGACCGACACGATCGAGAAGGACGCCAATTTGAAGGCGGCCGCCGGCGGCGCCGGCGCGAAGAAACATCGTGACGCGGGCTTTTCGGCGCGCAAGCGTATCCAGCGCATCTATGACGAGATCTCGGGCGCGAACCGCCGTCCCGAAGGTCGGCGCATGGCGCTCGGCTTTTCGACGCTGCGCAGCTGGCAGATCGCGACCAAGCTGGGATCGGCCGTGCTGTCGACGACGTCGGACCAGGCGACGCAGCTGCTCGCTCGCCAGATGAACGGGATCCCGATCGTGTCGCAGCTGTCGTCGCAGTTGAAGTTGCTCCGTCCTGGTGCGCTCGAGGATCGGGCGTTGGCAATGCGGATGGGGCTCATCGCCGAGGAAGCGAGCCAGATGGCCGCGTCGACCGCGCGAATGACCGGCGAGGAATTGACCGGCGAATGGTCGCGCCGGCTCGCCGAGGGAACGATGCGGATCTCCGGCCTCGGCGCCGTGACGCAGAGCGGCCGCTGGGCCTTCGGCATGGACTTCCTCGCGCATATCACCAGCGAGCGGGCCAAGGCTTTCGACAATCTCGACGCGCCGTTCCGCAACAGCTTCGAACGCTATGGCATGGGCGCGGCCGAATGGGACAAGATCCGCGCCACCAATCTGACGCAAGCACGCGGTGCCGACTGGATCCTGCCCGACGCGATCGGCGACCAGGGCTTGCGCGATCGCATGATGCGGATGATCCTGACCGAAACCGATTATGCCGTGCCGGTCCCGTCGATCGCGCTCAACGCCGCGGTGAACAGCATCCTGCCCAAAGGCACGCTGGTCGGCGAAATGGGGCGCACGGCGTTCCAGTTCAAAAGCTTCGCGATCGGCCTGACCATGATGCAGATGCAGCGCGCGATGGCGATGACCGGCTGGGATCGCGCGCGCTATGCCGCGATGATGACGATCTATACGACCATCATGGGCGCGACGGCGCTGCAGCTGAAGGAAATCGCCAAGGGACGCGATCCCCGCCCGATCTATGACAGCGAAGATCCGGGCGCGACGGCCGCATTTTGGGGCGCATCGGTGCTGCAGGGCGGCGGCTTGGGCATCTATGGCGATTTCCTTCGATCGAGCCAGTCGCGCTTCGGCGGCGGCATCGGTACCGTGTTGGCGGGACCGGCGTTCGCGACAGTCGACGCCGCGCTCGGCTTGGCGGTCGGGCAGCCGCTGAAGGCCATCCAGGGCGAAAAGACCAACCCGGGCGCGGCGCTAGTCAAAACGCTGAAAAGCGAGACGCCTGGCATCGGGTCGCTGTGGTTTACGCGCCTGGCGTTTGAACGGTTGATGCTCGACGAAATGTCTCAGATGGTCGATCCCGACTATCGGGAACGCTTCAAGCGGCTCGATCGATATGCGGCCGACCAGGGGCAGGACTACTTCTGGTCGCCCGGCGATCATTTGGAGCAGGCCCGCGCGCCGGATGTAGGGAACCTCGTCGAATAGGCGAAAGGTTCCCACATGACAGTCAGCGTCGACGATGATCTGCGCATCCGCGAATATGCTGGCGATGACAGCGCGAACCCTCGCCCGGTCCCGTTCAAATTTCTCGCCAATGATGATCTTCGGGTGACGCGCACGAACGCCGATGGCACCGAAACTGTGCTTGTGCGGGGCACCCACTATTCTGTCGCCGGTGCCGGCGTGGCCGCGGG